GTACCCGAAAATTTACGGTAGACGATGATGCTTGGGGGTATAAAGAATGAGACTAGGAATCATAGCAAGATCAGATAACACTGGTCTTGGTAATCAGACTAGAGAGTTAGTTAATATGCTTAACCCTGATAAGATTCTTTTAATTGACTCTTCCCCGTTTAATAGAAATGAACAACATCCAGAGTGGTATAACCAGTATGATTGTATTAAAACAGATGGCTTTCCCTCTGTTCAACAAATAAAAATATTTTTAAATGATGTAGATGTTGTGTTAAGTTGTGAAACCTTTTATGATCAAAACTTAATAGCGTTTGCAAACAAGCGTGGTGTAAAAACTATTTTGCAATATAATTACGAACTATTTGGTAATTTGTCAAACCCTGAATGGAAACTACCAACTGTTTTAATTTCTCCAAGTGTATGGAATATGGATATTGTTAATGAAAGGTTTGGGTCAAAAACAAAACTAATTCACCTTCCACCACCAACAGATATATCTTTATTTAATAAAGCAAGACAAAATAATTTATCAAGAACTCACAAGCGCATACTTCATGTTGCTGGTAAAAAAGCATCAAAAGACAGAAACGGAACTGACTCTGTAATAGAAATGTTAAGTTATTCAAAAGCAGATTATGAACTTGTAATAACAAGTCAAACCCCATTAGTTTTTAATCTTAAAGATGAAAGAATAACTATTAAAAATAATAACATAAATAATAAGGAAGACCTGTATGATGGATTTGATGCAATGGTTTTGCCAAGACGGTATGCAGGATTATGTTTACCTATGAATGAGGCCTTAATCAGTGGTCTACCCGTTTTTATGACAAACATATCTCCTAACAACCACATACTTCCAGAAAAGTGGTTAGTAGATTCAAGCATAGGTGGTAAATTTAAAACTAAATTAATGGTAAATATTTATAATGCTAACCCTGAAAAATTAGCAGAATTAGTTGACAATTATATTAACAGCGATAATATGTACGAGTCCAAGCAAGAGGCTGCAGAAATAGGTTTTAATAATTTTTCTGTAGATGTTTTAAAAGATAAATGGTTAAAAGTTATTAATGAGTAAACAGAAAAGCCAGCCTATCTCTAGACTGGCTATCTGATAAAAGATAAATTACTTCTTAGTAACTTTCTTTACTTTTGCCTTTGCAGACTTAAGAGCCTTATCAACTTCAGCAGCATCAGGCAAGATGCCAAATGCCTTATCTGCAGGATTGAGTGCTCTCAATGCAACGGGCGCTATAGCAGCAACTAGTGCAGCCCATAGATCCTTTGGATCTGTTACGCCAGCCATGTATAAAGCAAGACCAGATGCAAGAACTGAGCGACCGTAGGACGCTAGCATTGCCTTTGTTTTATCATTGATTATTTTTTCCATTATTCCTCCTAGGATATAATTTGTGTTAGTATTGTAAAACCAATCCACAGACCAATAATTCCTGCGACTCCCGCAAAAACTGGTGGTGCTGGTACTGGCAATTTGAATGCTGCGAACACTGCGCCGCACCCAAAACCTGTTATAGTTGATAAGACTATCTCTTTCATTCTTTCATCCCCATATCACTGCTTGGATTCGTAGGATGATCCACTGGAGTTGGAGCAGTTGCCAAAGCCCCACACTCATTACATTGAATATCTAAATGATAGTTAGATATGGTGTATGTTTCTGGATCAAAACCGACTAAAGCCCTAAACAATATACCACCACATTCTGGGCACTTGCATGTGGGAATTCCCCTTGAATCAAGCATCTTTTGTTATCGTGTCTACAGGCATAAGTTTTTTTAATTCTTTATACTCTTTGGAAAATTTTTTCATAAAGTTATCATAATCAGTCCCCTTGGAGGTGTCGTTATTTTCGTTAAAATAATTAATTTCTGGCTCTGCATAAGAAATAAATTGTTCTAATGCTTTTTGAACATCCTCAATATAACCAAAAGCCCAATCACGAGAGTCTGATAAAAATTTAATAAAACTTTCTTTATGAATATCTTCATCGCTTTTTGACTCAAACTTAGTTTTTTTGACAAACTCTTGTAATGATTCATGAGATATAAATAGTTTAGCAAACTCTTGAGTTAGTTTAGAAAGCCTGTTTAATACAGATAGGTAGGCTATAGCAAAAGAGAGGGTCAGGGTTCCCAGAACAGCAATAATAATGTTATCCACAACTTGCCTCCATGTATCTAATTGTACTAGTTTATCCTGAAATTGTCAAACTGTGCGGGTAGCATGAGTAACCCAATAATATAAACATTTATCACAACAGGGCTTATTGTCTTTACTCAAGGTATCTTGATAAAACTCAGCATAGTAGATAGGATCTTTACGATATAAGTTAGCCCTATGAGTGATATTGACACGATTGACGTGTAGGCTACCTTGCCAGAAAGGCTTAGAGATACCCCAAATCTGCCCACAAACGGCCTCTAGAGCCTCTATGTTGGCCTCGTTCTTGTCTGTCTTAATCCCCCTTACCTTAGCCTCTTTAATCATGGCTTTGGTATATAGGCGTAATGATTTTTCAGCGCTTTTCCACATCAATACCGCTGGGTGATTGCGCCAAGCCCCTGATGAAGATTGACCAGACAAAACTTTAAGTATTTGATAGGCTTCTAATATCTGTTTATTTAATCTCTTATTGTCAAGTATCTCTGCACATTGATCGTAGTCTTTGTAAGGCAGGAAGGTTTGCATTATTTTATAGGATCCCTAGTAACCAACACAATTGCCCCATTCATTTCTAAAGCATTTTTTACCTGAACAACATATTGTAGTGCTTGTATTTTTTCATCATGAACCATATGTAAAAACTGTTTCTCATCTAATTTTATTGTAAGGAAGTGCTCATTGTCAATTAATTCAACCTTAAATCCTTTTGGAGCAATAACAGAATGAAAGGCTCTACGCATATCAGATGTGTACATTTATTTGTCCATAGTTAAAGATTCCCAAGTGTCTGCCCAACCAACCTTGCTTCTGTGGTTGTTAAACTCTCTTGATATCTCTCCGCTTTCTAAATAAATACCGCCCCAAATTCCCCACTCTTTATTAGAAACGCCAACTGCAAAGCATGTTTTTCTAACTGGGCAAGCAGAACAAGTTGAATCTACCTTTGGTCTAACGTTTACATCGTCTTCATATTTGTCAAAAAACAAATTGTTTTCAAGACCAAGACATGCAGCGTTGTCTTTCCATAAGTGTTGTTTCATTTATGGACCTACATCGTATACTTGTTAGGAATGTCCCAGCCATTGCGATCCAGTTTAAATACTCGTTGTGTGTACCACTGACCCTTGACCCTTACGCCATTCACGGCGGTTCTACCCATATCTGTTTTTTTACGTTCTGCAACATCCCAGCCAACCCAATCAAGCATGTAATTAGATTTTACTATTTTTTCCATTGTTTCTAATTTATTAACTATCATTGTTCTCCTTAGTATTTAAAAATTCCAACTTCTACATTATTAAGTTCGGCAACAGAAACTAACTTAGAGTTAACCTGTTTTGGTTTAGAAAGAAAAGCAAAATAATTTATCGTGTTTATATTTTGTTCTAACCAAGAATTTGTTACCTTATAAAATTTAATTTTACGACCTCTTCCCTTCATTCCACGTTCTGATAAATTACAAAACTCTGAAACAAAAGAATTAACTTTCACGGGACCGACAGAATATATTACGAACTCTTTATCGTTTTCTCCCATGCTAGACATAGCAACGCCCATGGCACGAATAAAGATGTTGTAATCATCAAAGTCGTTCGTTCCCTGAACTGCCACTATCATTTTTACTTCCATTCTTTAGGCTATCCAAAATGAATAGCATTTTATCAAGATCTAACTTTGACAAACCATTTGTGTTTACTGGTCTAGCAGTCTGGCGTTTGATCTCACCATTAACAGACTCAGCAACAAAAAACGTATTTTCAGATACCCAGTATGCCTGATTATCTACAAATATAACTTTAGTCATATTTTTTTCTTTACGTTTTGTTAACTGTGAAATAGGCTCCTCTTCGTTTATTAAACGAATTGAGAAAAAATATTTTAATAACTTATGTACATCGCTTTGACGATACAAAGTTTTTGAAAATCTTTTTCTGGCCTTCCTTCTCATTAATTTAAGTATAACCCAAACAAGAGGTAATGTCAAGCCTATAGCAATTAACTCTTGCATAATTCTCCTATTTTTTAAATATTATTTTTTTTCTACAACAGTCTTTATTGCTGGTTTTGATTCCTGAAGAGAGATAATTTTATTTAACTTCATTTGTAATTGCAATACGTTAAACTCAAGATCAGACGATCTTTGTTTGTAGTAATTGATTAATTGCTTTAATTCTTCAACACCCAAGTCTTCCACCTACTACCCCTTTCTAAAACTAAAAGGACTTTCGTCCCAAACCTTTTCTACTTTTTTCTTTTCTCTTTCTACAATTGCACGGCTCCATGAAAATCCTGCATCGCCACCCCATGCGTCCCACATAATTCTTCCATTAGAGGGAAACTCTGGACCATCATAAAAACCTTTACCTTTTTTATCTACCTCATGACGAGAGAAAAAAGAAAACATTCTTTTAACAGTACTAAGAGACATTGCTGATCCATTTACAATATCAGTTGCACGACCCCAGCCTACTGGAGTTCCCGCACCTGTTGCTTTGCCATCTGCTTTCCATTTTAAAGCACGACGAGCAGCAGCCTTCATACCAGAAGTAGGAGTATATGTATCAGCCATTTTTCTTATCCCGTTTTTGTTGTTTAGCAACACGTTTTTCTTTAAGAGTCATCTTAGGCTCTTTTTTTGTATTAGCATTACCCTTTTGTTCTTTGTTAGCCATTGTTTATTCCCCCTTTGTTTTTTGTTTTATGTGGACCTAAGTCCGCTTTAACGCTACCGTCTTTTCTTAAACGAACAATTCTACCGTCTTTAATTTGCACTGGATTAAAACCGTGATCTTTAGAATAAGAGCCAGATGATCTATTAGCCATTATTTTTAAATGGGTTTAAATCAAATATAGATCCGCCCCATCCCTCTTCTTTTTTGTTTATTGGATTAGACTCAGGAAAAAGTTTAACTACTCTTTCTGGTTTATCTACATTTTTTGCAAAATCTTCAAACAAAGATTTTTTGGTTGATCTTGGATGACCTTTTGGAAATAAGTCTAAATCAAATGGCTTTCTTGGGAATCTTCCACGCAGCCCAGCCATAAACGCATTTACTCTACCCATTGCCCATTGTTCTGCACTGGAAACACTACCACGTACTGATGATGGGTTAGTTCTATATGCTCCGATACCACGACGATAAACTGATTGTAAAGTTTCTACTGTAATTCTTTTATCACTATCCTTGCCTTTGTTATAGTTTTCAACAAGTTCTTTTAGTTTTGATGAAGAAGCCTTTTCCATGGTCTCTTCCGTGTCATACATTTTTTCATTATCAATTGGCTCAGAAGAAATTCTTAAAGACTTAACTGGCTTTGCAACACGTCTATCAGTTTTTGTTCTTTTACCTTTTTCATTTGTTGCATAAACTCTTATAACTGCTACAGGATTATCTGCAGATGCCTCTACTTTTTCATTAGTACCCGCAATGTTTACAGTTCCAGAACGCTCAACTCTTTCTACAACTCCGTGTGCAGATTCTGTTTTATCTGGTGGTTTTGGAACTCCGAATGTTACGTGATCTCCAACAGAAACTGATTTTGCTTTTTCTATTTCATCATCCATATCGTATGTTTTTCCAACGGGAACACAATTAGGAACCATGCGTCCACCCTTATCTTTCATGCCACGTTGTTCATACCCAACCCAACATGCTTTAGTCATGTTGTCCCATTTGTCCATCTCTTCATCATCTGAATGATAAGACTTTCCCATTTCCATGTCTGTGTTCATGTGATGCCCTTCCAATCTATCTAGTTTGGTGGCATCATTATGCATCATGCCAATACTGTATGCACTTTCTTTCCAACTACCTTTTTCTTTTTGTTCTTCATAAATTCTAACGGACATTGCAGGGTTTTCTGGAGGCATTGACTGAAGAGCATATTCTGAACCCGCACTGCCAAGAGTTCCGCCTTCTGTCATTACATGTTCAACTTTTCCATGAACAAGGCCTACCTTTGTTTGACCCATTACAAAATCGCCTTCTACAATATGACTCATGTTTAAATTATATCAGCCTTTACTATTCAAAAGCCTGATTATTTCTAGCAAATTCCAGCGTTGAGATTTTGATAAAGCCTCAATAATATTTTTATCTAAGGCTTTTTCTGTTAAAGTAATCTGGGGGTCATTAGAAAAAAGGTCTATATTTACAAGCCCTAACTCCCATAAATCCATAATTCCAGCATTTACTTCATTAAGATGTTCTTTATATAGATCAGGCATTAATTTTTGTATTTTTGGAGTAAATGAATAAAGTATTTCCCCAGTTTCTTGATCAACACCCGCAGCCTCAAGGCCACCTTTAAGGATAAGTTCTTCAATTGTCTGATCTTCGTTATTCATTTTTTATAAACTCTTCTAGTTGATTTTTAGTCTGTGCTCCACTTATACGATTAAGTTCTTCCCCATTTTCTAATAAAATAAATGTAGGAATTGATTTTATTTTAAATTTTTTAGCAAGAAATTCTTCGTAGTCAACATCGATCATTTGAAATTCAAAACCTTCTTTTGTCATTTCTTCAACAATTGGTTTTACCTTTTTACAGGGCTGACACCATTCTGCTGTAAAATAAAAAACAGTTTTCATTTTCCAGATTTTACTCTAGCCTTTTTTAATACTTCAAAGTCTTTAATTTTTGTATCACCAAGATAGCCCCAAGCATAGCCATCATTAATCATCTTATCATTTAATGATTCTGTATCGCCGTTTACGTATATCCAACCAAGAATGCGACCATATTTTTCTGACGAATTCATTTTTTCTGTTTTAATAACAACAGATTTAGAATCTTTTAAGTGTTTCTTTAAATATTCCTTAGACTCAAGACCAAGAACCTTCTCTGCTTTATCTGTTGTGCGTGATTCTGGAGTATCAATACCTGCCAAACGAACACGGGATGCAAACAAAATATCAAACCCTAAATCAATAATTACGTCAATGGTGTCTCCATCAACAACATTCTTTACTTCTTTTACAAAATATTCATACATTATATCGCCCCAATCGGTTTGTTTTCTACAAGTTTTTCACGTTCATCAACAACGGCATACATAAAAGCCATCATCTTAGTATAGCCTTCTGGACTGTCTACAACTTTATTGTAATGGTGAGAACAAAATAATAGTTCTCCGCTTGTTCCCGCAATCTTTACGTATGCTTGTGCTTGGCATCTATCACAACGATCTTTGATTGTAAGAACCCATTCTTTTGGCTTAACGCTTGGATGATCTTTAACTATGTTTGTCATGTTACTATTATAGCCCTACTTTCTGTTATCCGTTGAATAAAATCCACTACCGTTGAAAATTGCAGCAGGGGCACTCCACAATCTTCCCATAGATACATTACAACATATTGGATATTTTTCATCACCAATTGATCTTTCAAATTCAATCTGTGAATTACAGATAGAACATTTAAAATCATATCTAGGCATTGCGCTCCTTTAATAAATGGACAGTTTTATTACAGGACATGTCCAGGTCCTATATTCTATTATATACTATTGGTTACTTTTTAGCAACTTTAATATCAATAGATTTTGGCTTTTTATCTTCTGGAACAATGCGGTCAATACTGACGTGAAGCATTCCGTCTTTCATTTCTGCTCCAGTTACTTCCATATATTCACCAAGAGCAAAGGTGCGAGTAAATTTACGACCAGCAATTCCCTTGTGAACAACTTCAGCATCTGTTACTTCAACAATCTCACCTTTAATAATTAAAGTTCCATTATCTACTGATACATCTACATTTTCTTTTGAAAATCCAGCGATTGCAATAGATAGTTTATATGTATCTTCATCTAGTTTAAGAAGATCATATGGAGGATATGATTGTGAATTTACTTTATGTGCTGTATTTAAACGACCCAACTCTCTGTTGAATCCAATAAAAAAAGGATCATTGAAAAGATCCATAGCGAACTGTGTTACCATTTTATTCCCCTTTCAAGCGAATAAGTTAATGTATCCCCTTACGGCAGATACACTACTATTATACCAAACTTTAGTACCTCCAACGGAATTCGAATCCGTGTTACCGCCGTGAAAGGGCGATGTCCTAGGCCCCTAGACGATGGAGGCATAGAGCGGATAGCGGGAATCGGACCCGCACATTAACCTTGGCAAGGTTACGCACTACCACTATGCAATATCCGCAATACAATTATTTCAATACATCAATAACTATATTATTTTTATTAGTATCAGAGGTAGTTGCAATAGACTTTAAATAATCGTAAGTCATTTGATAACTACCGCTATAATTTTTTGCCCAATAAGCAGCAAACGCTGCTGTTGCAGCAGATGTACCAGATATATTTCCTGTTGGCAGTTCGTGTCTACCTAAAGAATAAAAGTCAACTTCTGCAGAATCATTTGCATAAGACTCTGTATTTCCTCTAGGACCTACCGAAGAAACACCAATTGCATCCGCTAAACAAGATGGATAGTCTATACGAGTTTTATCAAAATTATTTCCAGTAGAAAAGACAGATGCTACACCATTTGACTTAAGTAATTTAATAGATTGAATTAAACCAGCATCAAACTTTGGTCTAATCTGACAATAGTTAGCACCAGTATTTAATGGTCTGTGACCAACTGAAGCAGAAACTGCCACAATATTAAACTTAGTTTTATTTTTTGCTACCCAATCAAGCGCTTGCTTAACTGTGCTATTTGCATTTGCAGCACTATATGCAACTGTGCCGTTTCTTCCCATTGGAAATATGCGAATAAAAACAATATTAACGTTTGGATTAGTTTTAACTGCTACCTGAGCCATTCTAGTTCCATGGTCAAATCCACCAGCATAGAGTTGTGAGGCAGGAAGTGTTGCTGATCCTGGACCCTCTTGAAATGATTTTTTATTTGGACATTGAAGTTCTTCCATTAGACAAACCTCATGTACAATTTTACCTTGTAACTCTGGTAATGTTGTATCAATTGCTGTATCAATAATGACAATTGACTTATTTGGCTCTGCGTGTACTGGTTGTAATAATGTTAAACCAAATACCGCTATAATTCCCACTGCTATTTTTTTCATTTTACCCCTTAGTTGTTTGCTATTTTAATTACTACCTGACAAGGGTCTCCGCCCTCTTCCCATTCTTCTGCTTCTTCATCACTCATATAAGGATCTCCCTCATGAGTGTTACAAAACGGTTCTGTTACCCAGCCCCGTTCAATTCCATTGTTTAGCCAAATCTCAAACTCATCAAGATTTGAGGCTTCACCTTGAATGTCTTTTAATATGTCATCAAAATTTGCCATATATAAATTATACCTTTAAATACTTACTACGTCAACTGGCCCCATACAAGATGGGCTAAATTTAATAGCAGCGCTCACTGCCCCCATAACTCGCTTACGAGGATCTTTAGATTTTTCGGTAGCATTTAAATACCCATAAGCATACTCAGCACCAGAACCCATGGCTAAATAATCTAAATTATACTTAGATAAAGACATATCAACTGCATTGTGCTCATAGATTTGTCCTTTAACGCAAATAATCAAACCAAGATCAGCCTCTTTACCAGTATCAACCCACCAATCATTATAAAAATTTTTAAGTTGTTTAATAAACTTAGTTTGCATAAATTTGTCTATATCTTTAATGTCTGGCACATATGGATTGAAATTATAACGAATTCGTTCTCCATCTAATGCTCCTGCATATCCAAGTAGATATGGACCAAGTTTCCAAACTTTTGGTGCAGTTAAAGCAAGTATTGTATTATCATCAGAAGCCCCACGATCACCAGCCATGTATATTTTATTTTCATGACGGACTACGGCAAGAACAGTCATATGGAAGTCCCCTCAAAGTATATCCTTTAAGTATAGCAAATGATTATTGCTTAGTCAAACACCTTTATTTAATGGTTTGACCGCATGTTGAGCATGTTTTAGGCTTAGCAGCAGATTTTTTAGCAGTACCCGCAGGAGCAGAACCAAACTTAGGTCTACCAAACCCTACAATAGAAACCATAATATTTTTCTTATTTTTCTTAAAGGCACGAAGTTTTTTACAAACTTCTCCACCATTTCTTTGACTACCTTTAGGATCTCCAGAAGTATTACCTTCAACACACCAGACTGTTCCATCTCCATTGTCTGCTACTACTATTGCTACATGGCTAATTCTATCTACCCCGTCAGATGGAAAATCAAAGTATGCAATATCTCCTGGTTCTGGATCTGCTAAATCTCCGTCAATCCAAGATCCTGCTTTTTTAAATGCTTGTGCTCCACCTGGAGTATAAACAGTATTTGGAATTTTTACTCCTGCTTCATTAGCACACCAGTTTACAAACGAACCACACCATGGCTGAAAGTCTGCTTTAGTAAATTTACCATACTTGGTTTCGTTATCTTTAGGACCTTCAACAGTTCCTACTTCTGCAGTAGCAACTTCAATAAGACGGGCTGCTGTACCTTGCTCCGCCATTATTATTTATCCCAATTTGCATCAACAGGTTGTTCCTCTGGCATTGCTCCGTCAGGCTTGTTTAGTCTACGTGCTTTAGCATCATCAATTTCTGATTCAAGTTTTTTATCTGCCATTGTATTTTTGGCATCAACTTCTTTGTTTGCAATCTGTGCTGCCATAACATCTTTAGCGCCAGATGATCCTATAAGAAGACCAGCAAGTGTTCCTGTAATAAATGTTGCTACGCTACCAAGAACATTAAAAAACATTTTATCGTTTTCTGATTGTCCTGTAATTGGTTGTGTAACAAATATAAGAGCATACATAATTCCTGTTGCAGTTATAAATAAAATTGACCCTAAAGTAATTCCTAGGATAAACTTAAGTCTTGCATCTAACTCTTGAGGAGTTAATCTTTCTTTAGCCATTTTGTGTTCCCTCCACCTCTTCTTGTTCTGCTAAATCTTCTGGACATGCTCCGTTAGCAGTACAAATTGGTGGTTTGCATTCTGCTGATTCCCAATTTTCTGGGTCTTGGCATGGGTATCTATAGTGACCGTCATATCCACAACCAGACAATCCTAATGCTAGGATGCTTGATAGTAGGAGTATGCGTAATTTTAACATACTCCCATTATATCAAACTTATTCGTCTTCTTTACGAATCCCTATGGTTGCAAACCATATGGCTACTGATGCTAGGGTTACATACCCTACCACCGTCTTTGCGCTACCCTCTAAAACCACCCATGCTACAAAGAAGCCCAGGAATGTAAAGTTCTCATTTAGGGCTGCCATACCCCATTGTTTTAACTTTTTCATTTTATCTCCTTCTTCTAGGTGCAGTAGCAACAATTAATTGACCAGCAATAATTGTTACGACTA